CTGCAATCCATGCAGCCAACAAAAAAGCCACTTACTGCTGCTCCTAGTAGCTGTCCCTTGGGGGTAAGTCAAGGGTAGAAGCATGAGTAAGTGGCCTTACGATTGTTGACAGCTACGACAACAGAACGAATCTTAATGGCAAACAGTCTGGCAAACATGGCAAACCATTTGCCAATCCGACGAACGGTAGGTTATGAGTGGATAACACTAGATTCCTAGTGTACACTTAAGACTCCTAACCTAAAGGAGAAACAAATGGATTACAAGCTAGATGAAGCAGATCGATATGAACTAAGAAACAAAATTGCTTGGTTGCAGTACAGGCTTGCATCAAGTTCGATGAACCTGTGCAGTGACGGTCTTGGTCTTACTCACTACAACATGGATTATTTTGAAAAGATTTTCCAAGACTTAGAAGACCTGAAAACCATTGTTAAGGTCATCAAGAACCGAGAGAAGACTAAAGACATTTCAACCTGCTTTGATGAAACGGAGGCAGCATGATTCCAGAGATCGTCAAACGCACCATCGCTCAAGCGATTAAGTTGCTTGACGCATCAGGTTGCAAATACAAGGTCATCGATCAGGATGGCAATGAGTATGGCGTGCTCACTGTCTCTGTGCCAAAGAAGACAAGCAAGACCTTCAAGCATCCACCAGGGACGATGCACAGGTTCTATTACCCGCTCATCAAGGATATGCAACCTGGGGATGTTGTCGCAATCAAGAACTTTGATTTCGAACCAAGAGCGTTGCAGGGCGCAGTCTCTGCATGGGCTTCAGAACACTGGGGGAAAGGGGCTTACAAAACTTGTATTGTTGGCCCTGACGTTGAAATCTTACGTTGCGAATAGGAGTCAATATGAACTGTCCACCTTGTAACCAAAACTGCTATCAAGGACGTTTGTGCACAAACCAAAATTTCTGGACGCTTTTGAAAAATTTATGGAGAAGAAAGTGAACTTACCTGTACTTACTCAAGCAGAACTCACAAAACTGACATTAAACCAACCCTTGCAAGACTTTTCACCAACCAATAGGCGATCAGCAATCTGGGCAACAGATGCCAGAAAAATCGCTGACGGCAAGTCATGTGAGGTCTACTTGGAGAAGATCGGCCAGACTGAACGTGAAGACATCTCTCATATTGAAGCTGTGCAATGGGGATTGAAACTGCAAGATGTCATTGGCCGTGAAGTCTCTCATCGCTTGAAACTTGAGATTAAGGAAGCTGACTACGAACTTCAGCACAAAAAACACTCCTGGATGAAGTCTCACTTTGATTTCATCACGGAAGACGGGAAGACACTGATCGAAGTGAAGAACTACAACCAGTCTAAACGCAATCAGTTTGATGACACGTTGATGCCACTGGCAGACCGTGCTCAGTGTATTCATGAAGCAGCAGTGCATGGTGTCAATCGAATCATTCTTGCTGTGCTCTTTGGAGGCCAAGAACTAGTGACATTTGATCAACTGATTCCTGAGCAAGAGATGGAAGAGCTGATCAAGACAGAAGCAGAACTATGGGGTCTGATTCAGACCAGAACACCACCAACACCAGACACGCCTGAGTCTGCTCGCAAATTATGGCCTACAAGCAATGGACAGGCCATCATGGCTAATCAGTCTCTTGAAGATGCTTGCACACGCCTGAAGGCGCTTAAAGCGCATCTGAAGCGCTATGAAGAAGAGGAAAGCAAACTGCAAGCCGAGATTCAAGCGACGATGCGTGAAGCAGGCACGTTGCTCACCTTTGACGGTCGAGTGCTTGCAACTTGGAATCAAGCCAAAGCGTCTGTGCGGTTTGATCCAGCAGCCTTGCAGCGAGAAATGCCAGAGGTTTACCACCGATTTCAAAGAGAACAACCTGGATCGAGGAGGTTTTTACTCAAATGAATGCCATCGTTGAAAGTCAAGTGCTTGATGAATCCATCATCAACAGTATCGTTTTGAAAGGCGATTTGAGTGGACTCAAAGAGAATCAGCTTACACAGTATTACGCATATCGATGCAAGCAAGTCGGACTTGATCCTTCATCTAAGCCGTTCGATCTACTTAGCCTGCAAGGAAAGAAAGTCCTGTATGCGAATGCTGGGGCCACGCAGCAACTCTCCAATCTGTATGGACTGTCCACTCAGATCACTAACAGAGAACGAGTTGAGGGTGTCTATATTGTATCTGTCCGATGTGTTGGAAAAGATGGAAGAAGCTCTGAAAATCAGGGAGCAGTTGACATCGCAGGTCTTAGTGGAGAAAGGCTTGCAAACGCTTTGATGAAGGCGACAACCAAAGCCATACGCAGAACGATCCTTGCTCACATTGGATTGGGGATGCTCGATGAGACTGAACTGGACACGATTCCTAGCAACCAGTATCAGAAGGTTGACCTGCCGCCTGTTACGCCTCTGCCACCGATTGAAGAGGTCATTGAGGCTAAGGAAGGTGCCTTGAAACTCTTGCTTCCAAACGGTGCGGTGCATGACTCTTTTGATGATGAAGAGGAATGGCAGGCAGGGTTCTTTGGGATGATCGGCAGGATTGCAAGCAACAAAAAACTGGATACGGAGGCGAAGAATCAAAAACTTCGCGACTTCTTTCTCGCAAACCAATCGTTCGTCAATCACCTTGTCGAGCACTCAAAAGATGTCTTCGTTAGGCGTGTTCAGGAATCGAACTGCGAAGAATTTCTCCCAAAAAAGGTAGACACCCTGGTAGTGGACGTATGACGCAGACAGAGGCCGTTTTGGATTGGCTGCAACGCCGTCCAATCACGGCACTGGAAGCGCTCAATCACTTAGGGTGCTTCCGGCTTGCTGCCAGGGTGGAAGAACTTCGCAGGCAAGGTCACAACATCATTACCCGCGAATACCGTGCGGGACAGAAAACGGTAGCGCAGTATTACTTATTTAAAGGAAACGAAGATGTCAGCATTTCTACAGTCGCTTGAACCTGGATCAGGCGCATTGCTTTCTAAAGAAGTACCAGAAGGCAGCAAAGCACCTAACTATAAAGGTGAGTATGTCTTTGATCGAGAGGCTACCTTTAAGCCTGGAGATCGCATCAAGTTTGCAGCATGGGCCAAGCAAACCAACTATGGCCTGCTCATCAGGCTTGCAGAAGATTCCTTTGTCAAAGACCCAAACTATCGCAAACCCTATCAACCCAAACCTGCTAGAGAGGTGACCTATGGCAAAGATGACTCAGACATCCCTTTCTGATCCCACAACAAGACTTGACTATTTTGCAGGGTTGGCTATGCAAGCCATGATCATGCGAGGTTCTCTCACGGCATCACCACATACCACCGTGGCTGATGAGGCTTACAGGATGGCAATAGCCATGCTGGAGAGCAAGACCAAGGAGAAGTGGGAAGATGAAATGTCCAAAGTGTCACTCTAAGCAAGAGGATAACCAAACGATCGTGCTTGAGACTCGGCAATTCTTCTTGGAAAGTGATCCAGCGTTTTACTGGAACTTCCGCAGACGTAAGTGCACCGTCTGTGGGTTCCGGTTCTCGACCCATGAAGTCTTTGCTGATGACAGGCAAGTTCCTATTAGACTCAAGAAGGTGAGCTAAATGAACACAGTGGATGATGAGCGTGTGAAAACACTCCGAGCACTCAATGAGGAACTCAGAAGCCACTGTGCAAGGCTTGAGCACATGATTAGGCAACGTGATGACTTCCTCAAAGCCTTATGTGATCCAGACATCTTTGGCTATGCCGTCAACAATGAAATTCGTGGACATGCCTATCGGTTATTAAGGAGCACCCACTCTTGAGCAAACTGGCAAAAGACCGTGGTGCTGCTTATGAGCGAGAGGTCTGTAAAACGCTCTCAGAGCGCTTGGGAACGAAAGTAAGCCGTGTCCTTGGTCAAGCAAGGGATGGTGGCTCTGACATCGATCTAGGGCCGTTTATGATCGAATGCAAACGAAGGAGAAAAATTGGTGTTTACGAATGGATGGAGCAAGCTAAGACAAGTGCAGCAGCAACAGGCCAGACACCGGTGGTGGTATGCCGAGCAGATGGAGAAGAATCACTTTGCATCATGCGCCTTGACGATGCGATCAAACTACTCCAAAATGAACTCTAGTGGCTCCGCTGAGTCTGCCAGTAGGTTAGCGGTTGAGGCAACCGTAAGCAGATAGCCTCACTGATGCTGTCTCCCAACTTTCCCCGACCTAGCGTCGGGGTTTTCTTTTGGCAGTCTTTGCCGATTCAATAAAAGCCTCTCTAGTCGGATAACCCTTCTGTCCTGGCTTCTTGGCCGGCAAGCCTAAACGCCTGCGCTTATTGATGTTGTAGTAAAGACCCTTTTTCATCTGCACCCCCAGCGTTTACGCGCAGCCTTGCCACGCTCACCTTTCCAATTTCTGCTTCTTGCACAGAAAGACTTATGCCTTGGATTACTTTTGTCTTTCGTCGGTGCTTTGAGTTTGCTTCCTGTTGCACGGTTGTACTTGGCCCTACCCTTGGCAGTCAGTCCAGCACCTTTGCTAACAGAAAGTTTTTCTCCCCTTCCAACGCTCAGATTCGTTCCTTTAGCCATGCTTACCTCATCATCAATGCTTCAGCTTCACGCCTTCTGATCAAACCTGGAAGCACTCTGCCGGCAGCCCTGTTCCATTTGCGGCATTCGACCGCGGCACCTTCCCAATCACCAGCATCAACACGCTTTTTGAAGGTGGAGATTCTGTAGTTGCCTAGACCAAGGTTATACGCCCAACTGATCACCGCAGCAATGCGTCTAGGGGTTGCAGAAAGAAGCCTCGGTGAGAGTTTTACCAGTCCGGATACGAAGTACCTGACATGCGCCTGAAGGGCATCTTCAGCTTGTTCTTTTGTCCAGACAGTATGTTGGCGAATATCACTGCCAGTAGAACCATAACCAATAGTCCAAGGGTCGCCACCAGTAGCGGGGTCAGGATAAGCACAGCAACCACCATCAGGCATCTTTCGAGCATAGCCTTCAAAGGGCTTGATGAGCACGTTGATGGCAATCTCAAGCGCTTCATTCACTTGTATTTCTCGATGCTTCTGCCAACAAACCAAAATGTGAGAATCATGGTGAAGAGTCCAAAGTCATCCTCATCCCAGGTCTTGGTTAAGACCTCTGCCCATGACGCATCGCTTTGAAACGCAAGAGTAAGCGCAGCCGCTTTGACGGCAGCGTACATACCGAATATTGCCCAGGTGATCCCAGGACGAACCAACGCAGAAATGCCAGCAACAAACCGACCTGCTGACTGAGCTGTCTGACTCTGTTCCTGAAAAGCCGCTTTGATGGTATCGAGTTGTTGCTCACTGTAGTCAACGTACTTCTCCTCCATCCTGTACTGACCCTTGAGTTTCTCAAGATCAGTCTGTAAGGTGAACATGGCTAACTCATGCTTACGCTCATTAGCCTTATCAAGGAGTTTTAAGACCTCTGGTGCTAGCCTGAATAGCCCACCAAAGATTGAACCTAGTAAGCCACCTGAAAGCAGGTCAAACATTACTTGTTCAGAATCTGATCGATGCGCGTATGCGCTTTGTCTGCCGTCATATGCAAGTGCTCAACCTTAGCCTTCAGTTCTGCCAGGTCTGATCTGATTGCAACGTATGCACCAAAGGCTCCAGCAGCAGC